ATGCCTTATGTTCCAGGCGATAATAAAGTAGTATGTGATTTCTGTGGACGTGATGCCCTGGCTTCGGAAGTGAAGAAAACCTGGGATGGTTTCTACGTTCACGCTTCCCATTGGGAACCTCGTCATCCTCAGGATTTCGTTCGGGCGATTCGAGAAGATCCAACAGTCAGAATCAACCGCCCGGATACCGAACCAACCTTTGTTGCGGAGGCTGATGCGCTTCCGCTGCCCCCGAACCCTTTAGGAGTCTAACATGGCGTTGTCTGGTGTAACAACCTTTACCCTGACGCGAAACGATTGCATTAAAGCGTCATTGCGAGTTCTTCGGGAGTTGGGGGCTGGCGGAGTTCCGACGATCGAGGACTATGTGAACTGCAACCAAGCTCTCAATATTGTGTTGAAATCCTGGCAGATGCGAGGAATTCCACTGTGGAAGTTGATGGAAATTAGCTTCCCACTGATTCCGGATACGGCGACTTATCCGCTAGGATTAACGGGAGGGGTAATCGTTAACGAAGGAATTACGATTGTCAATCCAGGTAGTGGTGGGACAGATGGAACGTGGACGGAGTCTGTTCTGGACTTCGGTTCGGGTGTGGGTGGGGAAGTTGATTACGTAATTACTGGGGGACTTATTACCTCCGTCACGGTTACTGTAGCCGGATCTGGATACAGTTCTCCGTGGGTGCAGTTTACGAATGCCTCTGGAGGATTTGAAGTAACTATCGCTCAGTTAGGTCTTGCGGGCGATCGTCCAGTTAAGTTTCGTGATGCCTGGATTCGGGATGATGCGACTGGACAAGATACTCCACAGTTACAAGTTGCTCGACAGGATTACAATCAGTTCGGATATAAAGCTCAAACTGGTGTTCCTAATCAATACTGGTATGATCCGCAACTAGATACCGGGATCGTAACTGTTTATCCAGTTCCTACTACCTTTGGGAGATCTTTCCACGGTATAGTTCAAATGCCGATCCAGGATATGGTTACGGCAACTGATAACTTTGATCTTCCGCAAGAATGGCTTCAGGCAATCAAGTGGGGACTCGCGGATGAACTGTCCTTGGAATATGGGTGTCCTGCGGATATTCGAGGGGAAGTTGCGGCGAAGGCTGCGAAGTTCGTGGATGACTGCTTTAGCTACTCGATGGAAGAGTCGAGTGTGTATTTTACTGTTGACCCAACCGGACACTGAGCATGAGACTTCCTTTGGCAGTTGGATACGGGCCGCGGGATTCGGGAGGGTTGAAGGATGAAGTCAGCCTTAACGCGTTTGCGGAGAGTGGGGTTTCGGGGCAAACTTTTGCGATTAAAAGACCTGGGACAGGAATCGTGCAGTTTTATCCGCCGAATCCCGGAAGCTATACAAATATTACTGTTCCTACAGGTATAGCTCAGGGGATTTACCAGCTTGGGGAAGATATTTATTTTATCTCTCGGGGAGTTCTGTATTACTGCTATGCCAGCAATCATGGGTACGGGTCAGTTGGACAGGCGGCAAAATGTGTTTTGAGTGGAGGATCATCTACCGGACATTATTTCTTTGTCCAGATTCCTGACAGCAATCACGTTAAGAGTTTCTTTCTGAAAGCTACTACAAAAGCCTTCCGTGTGTATGATATGGTGGCTACTGAAGTAGTTGATATTGATTATCCTGAAACGACTGTCCCCGGAGCAGCTTATCTGGACGGAACATACTATGTGATGACTCCGAATGGTCAGATCTATGGGTCAGAGCTAGAGGACCCACTAACCTGGTCTGGTCTCAATGTGATCAAAGCGGGATCGATGCCTGACTCTGGAGTAGCGATACGTCGCATGATTAACTACATAGTAGCGTTTGGAACCTACACGACGGAGTTCTTCTATGATGCAGGGAATCCGGTAGGATCTCCCCTCCTTCCGGTCACGAATGCAATTGCGCTGGTTGGTTGCTGTCAAGCGGATTCGATCGCAGATACGGAGAACACTCTGTACTTCATGGGTGTAACGAGACAGCAAGGACGTTCTATCTACCGCTTTAACGGGACTGTTCCGGAGAAGATTTCTACTCCCTTCGTGGATCGAGTGATTTCTGCAGATGGGTTGAGTGAGGTCTGGGCCTACTTCGTCAAGATCAACGGGCATCCGATGTATGTGCTGACGTTGAAGGATTCTGCAATAACTCTGGTGTTTGATACGGCAATGAATACCTGGCATAAGTGGAATAGTTTAGTGCCGGATACGTGGATTGCGGAGGGCGGCTGATGGCTGCGAATATAAGATACCAGGAACAATATGCGTTCGTAAAGTTTATAGCGCATGGACTGGCGGATGGAGATGTAATTGATGTCCGAAGGGCTACGAACTCGGTTTATAATGGAAGGTTTTTCTCCTTGTTTATCGACGATGATCATTTTGCATACTATGTCGGAGAGCAAACAATCGACCCAACTATTCTGGACGATGGAGATCCAGGGGTTCCCATTCAGATTCGTTCGTATTCTCCCACCTACTTTACTGGGGTTTTTTACTCTGGCATTGGTTTGCTTGATCTGGTTCAGGATTATGCAACTGGGTATCCGCTCACGCTGGCTATGAGCAATACTTACGATGTGATTCCTGACGCAGTTAGTGGAGGTTACTAATGGCTATTACGTTTACAACTACTCCCATCGGGGTGGATATTCGGACGGCGCAGATTGATGGACAAGTTCCTGATACGAAGTTCTTTCCGGAGACTACTCTGATCTGCGGGAAAGAAAATGCAACTGCATGGTTGCGCTATTCAGATGATGACTATGAAACGTGGTCCGCGTTTCTTCCACTGCATATGTGGCTTGCGGCTCCTCGAGTTCGGCGTCTAGGATCAGGCTATCGGAGAGCCTTCGAACTCCGCCATATTGATGAAACGGCTTTCCGTTCGGAAGGTTTTGATCTACTCGTTGAGAAGGGAGTCCAATAATGTCTGCTGCGCCTGGTGCAACTAAGTATTCTATTCACGCTGGTGGATATCAAGACGCATCGACTATGTATGGAGGTACAAAGACTGTTTATGCTCCGGAGGTAGGGATGAAGGGCAGGGCTGGTTCTGCTTCAGCATCGGCATCGGCGGCAGTCCCGGTAGCAGCAGCTCCGGTAGCAGCAGCTCCAATCGCACGGATGCCGACTCCACAGGAAACTGCAAACACTAAGTACATGCCGCAGCTGGATGCGCAGATGGCGAAAGACCCAAGTAATGGGTATGCGGATCAGCTGAAGACCCTGATGACGGGACAATTCTCCCCGAACGACCCGAGTTATGCTTGGAGGTTTCAGCAAGGGCAGCAAGCAGTTGAGCGGAGTGCGGCAGCGAAAGGATTGCTTCAGTCTGGGAATGCTGCGATTGAGTTGCAACAGTACGGGCAAGGGATGGCAAGCCAGGAATACGGTGCGCAATTCAATCGGACGCTGAGCGCAATGGGAGCCTCTGAGAGTGCATTTCAAGCGAGCTATAATAGGTTGGCAGAATTGGCGGGAATGACGACTGGAATGCAAGCGAATTCGCAGAACACGAATTACAACTACTCGAATCTTGCGGAACGTGCGCAGAATAATCAGCAGCAGATCGGGCTTGGTTATGCTGGACTTGCAGCAAGAACGCAGGATAACCAGGGACAATTAGCTGTTCAGCAAGGACAACTCCTGAACCAAAATCGCGCAGCGAATCTTCAGGAGCAGCAGTATCGGGATCAGAAGCAAGCTGGGGATAATCGAGACGCAGCTTTTAAGGAAGTGCTTACTAGTCGTGGGGTAGGTTCTAACGGGTATGATCAGTGGGGGAATCCGGTGAACCCGTTTGTCTCCGTTGGGACGACGGAACCAGGAGCTGATGCCTCTATCTACGGCAGCATGTCTGGTTACTATTAAGGAGAATGACATGGCTGGATTGATGGAAGGATACCTTGGCGGACTGCAATTTCTCTCCGGTCTACAGGACATGGACCAGAAAAAGCAAGCGTTCGATCTGGATTACCAGCAGCGAGTTGATGCTGCCAACGAAAATCGCCAATCGAAAGATATTCTGGCGCAGGTGTTTAGGAAGAGTGCGGCGGATCTGAGTGTTACGGATTCCCTGACCTCGCAGAGTAGATTGGCGGATAAGTTTCAAGAGGCGGGGACGCAAGTTCTTTCCTCGAACCCGAAGAGCGGGATGGAGCTGATTAAGCAGGCGAGCGATCTTCGGGCGCGGGTTCAGAATGCTGCGATTGAACAGGCGCAGGCAGGAGTGTTACAGGATAAACTTTTGGCGGGGCGAGCTGCGCAGGTGTATGATCAGGAGTCGCTGGACGGATATGTGAAGGATCTCGCGAAAGCTGGTCGTGTGATTCCGCAGAAGTATCAGGTCTGGAGTCCGGAGACTGAGAGCTGGATGAAGAAACAAGAGATGCTTGGGGTCACGGCGTATCAGCAAAAGCAACTGGAACTCAGTACTGCGAGGGAGAAGAATCAGGAGCGATTAGCTGACATTCGGGCAGAGGCGGAGAAGCAAAAAACGATCTATGAGAATAGTAAGGAAGCAAGACTGAGGGATCGTCAAGTTTCTCAAGAACGGATTGCGGGGATTAAGTCTGCGAACGTGTTCAAGCTTCGTGGGGACAAAGATCGGGCGGTAGAGGTTGGTGCGCTGGAATCAATGGATACGGAGGGACTGTTTAAGAAGGCTGATTCGGGGATTAAGAACTCCGCTGCAGATGACGTTCGGTTTCGCGCAACGAAGATCTATGCTGATAGCCTGACTAATCTTGATCCGGAGAATCAACTCTCGCAGGAAGATGCGCTGAGAATTGCTCGGGAATCGGTGATTGCGGAGATGAAGAAGGATGGTCCTTGGTGGAACCCTATCGCAGGGGTCACGCGGGACGCTGGTTCGAAGGAACCGAAAGCTCCCGTTGGGAGACGGGCGCAGGCAGGAGAGACTCCCCCCGAGACAGGAGTAGGAAAACCCGCCGGGAAATCTGCAATTTCTCCACTTCCCCAATCTAAAGATGCTTTGGTCTCCGGACAGATTTACAATACTGCACGCGGTCCCGCCCTGTGGAAGGGTGATCACTTTGAAAGTTTGAAATGAGCGAAACATTTAGCTTTGAAGAAGCACTTCCGGCAGTACAAGAATCAGCGGGTGGTGGCGATACCTTCTCTTTTGAAGAGGCTATGCAACCGACTGCAAAGGCTGCGCCGGTCGAGAAATCGGACTGGGAAAGTGCGAAGGAGAGTCTCGTCTCTATGGTAAAGCCAACTCCAGGAACAACTCCCGGAACATGGGATTATGTGCGTGGACTGGGTCGTGAGGCTTTTCTGGAAGGTAATCCACTTGTTAATATAGGTGCGTGGGCTGTCAAGAGAGCTACTGGACAGGAAACGGAAGGCGATCTGCAGAAGCATCCAGCACAGCCGGAACCTGGATTCCTTGAAAGTGTTAAGTCGGGTGTAGAGTTCATGAAGGACCGACCATTAACGGCTGCTGCTGAAATGTTTAAGGGATTGATTTATTCCCCTGAACTAATGACGCTATCTTTTGCGAAAGGTCCAGAGTACGCAAACAAAATGGCGGAGATGGCCAAGCTTGGTGCGACTGCGCGGGCTGTTGCTGTAACTGGTGCTTCAGCTGTAGAAGGCGGACTTGCAACAGGTGGAATTACTCTGGCACAGCAGCTTGGTCAAAAAGAAACTGTTAACATGGGCGAAGTTGGAGCTTCTGCAGTTATTGGCGCAGCAATGGTTCCTGCGATTCGCGGGATTTGGGCAGGATATAAAGGCGCAAGCCGCTGGGCGAAGGGAGGTGGGAAGGCGGAGCCGAAGGTGGAAGCTGAGCCCCTGCCTGATAGGTTTCAAGACTGGGTGGAGCCGAACGGGGAGGTAAGGAGTCCTGGAGAGGCGGCGTATCGACAGCCGAATGTGTTCCAGGATCTTCCGGGAGATGTGGAACTGAATGCCGCGAGCAAGGCTCAAAATATGATGCAAGCGGGCGTTAGTAAGAAAGCTGCGGATGTTGCAACAGCGAAGAATGCTCCGCTGGCTTCGGCAATGGAAGCGATTCGAGCGAAGCGGGCAGATGCAAAGGAAAGCTTCGGGCGTGGTGTGCAGCAAGGGGAGTGGCTTGGTCCGGAGGAACCGCAGCCGTTGAAACAGGTTACGGGGGAAGCTGCAGCAGAACTCGAGAAGGTGACGGAACAACGGAATACACAGAGACGGATTGAGTCGGGAGAAGCTGATCCACGGTTGCTTGCGGCGCTTGGGTTGACGGCGGGAGCGGCGGCTGTTACAGGGCTGTACCCAGAAGAAGCGAAGAAGGTTGCAGGTGGGCTGGCGTTGGGCGGTGCGCTCTTGACGACGGCCGGAAAGATTCCTGATTTCGGTCCGGTGAGGACATTGGGAGGAGAACTTGCCCGCGGGAAATACACGCTGAAGACACTGGAGCGACTCCCGCAAAATCGAACGGAGATTCCGAAGCGACTGATCGAGCAGGAAATGCGGAGGGCGGATGTTTCGAAAGCCGAGAAGGATGTGCTGACTGAAGTGCTGGCCGGGAAAGGTGAACAAGTTAGTGCGGGGGAACTTGTTCGTGATTTCCGTTTGGCTACGGGAGATCATACGCTGGAAGCGAAGGCGACGAATCAGTATGCGGATTATGGGCTGGGTAAGATTGGGAGAGAAGATGCTAGATTAGCTTCTCCAGAATTGCATCCTGATATTCCTGCGGCCACCACCACCCTCTACCGCCTTCCCGAGCACATGGAGCTTTCCGACGCGAATCACTTCCGCGACCCACGACTCTTTGGGTGGACTCGGAGCTTTGAAGAAGGTGGCGTGAAGCATGTGGTGGAAGTACAGAGCGATCTGGCGCAGAAGGCTGGAAAGACTCTGACGGAGGGGGAGCGGGCGAAGTTAGTTGAAGAGTTGGATCAGGTAAATTCCCTGCAGGAGTCTACAAAGAATCTGATTCGCAACAAAGCGGCTACTGCAAATGATTATATAGAAGTCTACAAAGCTCTCCCAGAATCAGTACAGAGACAGATCATCTCTTCTGACCGAGTTTGGGGCTATCTCCAAAGTGGTACTAGATCATTAGAAGGTATAACAACGGAGCGTTGGTCCAATAAATTTGCAAATTATGATTATGCGAATCGTGTAAAGCAAGCTGAACTTCAGACCAAACTCGGCGAGCAAGCAATCACTACCCAAGTCGGCCCCATGCTCAAGCACTGGCCGCGGAGACTGATTCGGGAGGAGATGGCGAAGACTGCGCAGGAAGGTGGGGATGTGGTGCGGTTTGCTACGGCTGATACCGTGGCGAAGGTGGAGGGGTGGCCAGGATTCTATCCAGGGGACGAAGCTAATCTGAAGGCTCGCATTGCAAATATTGATAAGTATATGCCAGCTTTCGAGGGGCGCCCAGATCTAATAAAATCACAAATCGAGCAACGAACTTCTTTTGAACGCGCTCTTAAAGATATTGAGAAGGGGAACAGTTCCTTCGAAAATCCCGGCCACCAATCTATCTATAACCGTTACAAGTCCGACATCGAAACCTATCTTAAGGGTCTGGGCGGGAAACACATCGAGGACGCCCAAGGTCACGGCTGGTGGGAAGTCCCGACGCGGGAGCAC